CCTTAACTGCAATGTTTCCGATCTGATTCAATATGAACCGCCCACACAATAAATACAAAAGCCACTTTTACGGCAGCTGTCGAAATTGATGGCTGCTTATTTGTTGGCGGCTTTCGTTTGTGTTTTTCACAGAATAACATTCCTGCACACTTTTATATCAATTTCAGGCTCTAAACCCCACCTTTTCAAAAAAATCATACAACAGAGAAGCGGAATTCTTTCTGTTTTGTTTGTTTTATTCGTTTGTAATGTGCATACACATATCTAATCTTGCTTTCATATTTATTATCTCTATGTTTTCCAAAGTCTATTATTATAATCCTATTTTTAGGAAAGTGAATCCCCTAATCCAGATTTTCAAAAAACTGATTTTAGATAATCAGACTCACACTTCGAAACCACAAATCAAAAACACATATCTCCGGCAATAACAGTTTAGAAAATAAACTGCATCCATTTAGAAATATAAACTGCCCGTCCCTGCATCAAATACAGCACTCTCTTCCCCATACCCCAACAGGCATTTTCAACCATACTCCAAACCCAAAAACAGATATCCAATACCGATCAAATTTCCTATGTAGTGCAAACTGCTGTTTTCACCAATTCGAGGAAAGGAGAAACGCCGTCCTGTCGCGCTACATAGAGAATGAATAAAGCAGAAATTTCCCAAAAAGAACTATCCGACTCGCTCCACGCAATAAATTGCAGTAGAATAAGCATGGATGAAGTGTTGGAACATATTGAAAATTTCCTGCTGTTTGAAGTAGCTGGCAAGCGCGGCCTTGGATGCCCGTTCAGCCCTTGCGTTGGCAATTTCTTCCGCCTGTTCAAAGCTGTAACCACCGCCTGATCCTGTAGTCCCGGCGCCTGCTTTCTGGCCGCCGTCACCATTCCCGACCGCTCCTGCACCTGTACCGGTGCCGCCATCATCGCCGTCAGTGAAAAGCTGTAAGTCAAATAACTGCTTCTTTTTCATGTTTCAAACCTCACTTTCCTGTAATATTCCCGTATTTTACGCCCCGTCAGGCATGAAAAACGCATCCTTTTCAGGATGCGTTTTCACTTACTATAAGAATTCAATTACCGGGTATTCCGCAGCTATGCCGCACATACCCAGAAACCATGTATCAATCAGTGCCCTGCCCGTGTCGTTTATCGTCTGCCATTCAATACAGACATTTCCCGCCTCCACGCTTTCATACAGGCTCATATGGGCGATATTTTTAAGCCCCTGGATAAGTGTAAGGGTAATGGCAGAAACGGCACTACAGACGATATCTGAACCATGCGGGGCCGTGTTGGCGTGGCCTGTTACATGGATTTTATCATTTGTAATCAAGACTGTAATCATAATTTACCATCCCATTCATCCATCCCGCCATTCAGGTTACTATAAGGACAATTCTTGCAGATCCTTCTCGCTTCTTCAATATCCGGGATTTCTTCCAGTTCCTTCGTTGATTCCACTTTGAATTCTCCTGTCAGACAGCACAAAGAATCATAGCATAAATCAATACTGATAACCTTCCCATATGCAGGGCAATAATGATCATTTTCATAATCCAACACTTTTCAGCACCTCCATGATTTTTTCTGCCTCTTCATCAAAATCATATTTCGTCCATACTGTTTTATATATCCATTCATCTCCAGATTTAGTGATTACACACATACCTTCATCACTCAAAAAACGCTGTCGTTGTCCACCCCACTGGACAAACATTGCCTTTGCATTTTTCATATACGCACGGACATCATCATCTGTGATATTACGTTCCAGCATCCTATTCATTATATGATATGGATCATGTTTTCCTTCAGAAAGGATAAATGCCTGTTTCTGAACCGGCGGAAGCAGAACACCTTTCTTGATGCCTAACTCTTTCAGTATCTCTGCGGCATCATAATACCGCTTGTCGCTGGTCGGATATTTTTTCAGATAGTTGTTAAGTCCTTCAAGGTATTTCCATTTTTCACTATCATTATATTTTATCCAGCCAAAATTAACAAGAGAACCAGCATCTTTTCCCAAAATGCTTTTAAACCGTTCATACTGCTTAATGTCACGATTGGCATTTTCAATCATTTCTTTGGTGAAAAGACTCATTACCGATTTATCGCCCGGCGCCACACGCCCCCGCAGGTCATAATAAATGCGCTCGCGCTGTTCAAGCAGGTTGAACTTCCTGCTGAACTCTTTATACTCATCAAGCTGTGCCTGGTACTTGCACCTGGCAAGGGTAATTTCATCCTTATCCGCGCCGCCCTCCTTAAGCAGCTGCACCTTCTCCCTCTGTGCCCGCATCGCCGTCTCCATCTGGCGCTGCTTCTGTGTGGCTTCATAGGCGTTGTATTCTTTTCCCCAGAAAGGCTTCTTTTCCGCTTCCTTCCGGTCCATTTCTGCCAGCCACTTGTCAGAATAGTTCCTGACCGAAATGCCCGGAATGAAAGGGTAGTAGGTATGTCTGCAGTTCCACCCTAAAAGACCGGGACCGGTTCCCAGCCCACAAACGGAATACAGCTGTTCCTTTTTCCACACACGTCCCTGCCATGCTGTCCTTGTCATACTCATAGGTTCCAAACTCCCGGACAGCGTTTTCCTGCTTTGTCCGGCTCACGGTCATGACCTGATAGGTCAATAGCTTCTGCACACGGCTGATCCCCAGCTTCACATCATTTTCGGCATTGTTTATGCTGACCTGCAGCCCAGCCGTCCTGCAGGCCCTCTTTATTTCTTCCTGCAGACCCTGCGCCGATGGATCCAGATACAGATAAAAGCGGCACCTGCTGCTCCCATATTGTTCATACAGTTCACGGACAAACCGGACAAAGTCCTGTGCATATTCGGAAGGGCTGCGCTGATGCCCTGATTCCCGGCCGCTGTGATAATATTCCCCCAGCCACACCCATCTGTATTGCCGTTCGTCAATCGCCAGCAGCGTTTCCGCAGACTGTATCAGGTCAGGTCCCAGCCAATCCGCAGGAACATCCCTGTAGTCCGTGTGGATATGGATACAGTCAGGACGCTGCTTCATTTTCCGCAGCCACTTCATGATCTCACTGTTTGGATTCTTTGGTGGATTGAACAGGTAGACCATCTGGAAATCGCCCCTGTTACCTCTGGCAAAAGTCGCTTCAATGTTCAGAAGTTCATCTTCACCTTCCCCATCGTCAAAGAACTCCGTCAGTTCGTCTATGATGACCAGCTTGATCGGCTTATCCTCGTCAATTATGCCCTTTGTATCATCGATGCCATCAGAACCGGCAAAATACATTGTAGTCCCATGTCTTGTATAAGTAATCTCCATCGGGGACTTTGTGATTTCAAATCTTTTCTTGCTTATCTGCAGACGGTTGATGCCCCTCAGCATCTCCTTGTAGACCGTTTTCCGCAGCTTATTGTGATGCTTCCGCAGAACCACCACGGATCCCGAAGGATCAGAGACGATCTGATAAATACCACGTATACCGGCAAAGCTTGACTTGGTGCCCGCACGTCCGGAAGTCAGGATAATATGCTTATATGTTCGGTTGTTGAATATAGCCTGATATTTGGGAATGATAATATCACTGATCCGCACCTGCTTTTTCCTGCGTTGGACAGTCATTGATGATTTCAACGCCATCATCATCTCCTTCTGGTAAGCCACTGTCTTTTATCCGCTCTGTTTCAGCTTCCAGCCTCTTTATGCGTGCCTTCTGCTCCTCGGTCGCAAGTTCCCAGTTCTTATGCAGCAGCTCATCATATTGCCTGATCATGCTTCTCAGTTCTCCCTGTGCCCTTGCCTGTGATTTAAGGAAACTGGCCTGCTTATCCCATGCCTGCTGTACCTCCCATTTCTCGCCTATGATTTTGCCGCTCTGACCAGCAACCTTTTCTACTGTTTTATCATTCTTGCTGGTCACATACATGATCTTCTGTGCCCGTATGATTGCGGCATGGGCAAGCAATATCTGATCCCACAGGATATCCAATGGATCCTCCTGAACGGCCTGCATGATCTCAAGGGTCTCCTCTGGCAGATACCGTGCAAAAAGGCCATGCTTTTCTGCATTCTTATTCCTTTTGGGGGCACCATGCCCTACGGCATTCCTATTCCCCTCCTGACCGCCCTTCTTTTTACACGAACGTTCGTTTTTTTTTGTCCGAACGTTCATTATCCCATTTGTAAGTATATTTCCATCTCCTGACTGTCCCCTCTGGCAGCTCCAGCCGTTTTGCGATCTCAACCAACTTCATCCCCTGAAGAAACAGTTTCTTTGCCTCTTCTATTCTCTGGTCCGGTTTCCGCGGCATCACCACCACCCCTCATCCGTTTGTTTTGAGGAAACGAAAAAGGAACAGCCCTGGCTATCCCTTACTACTTCCCACTGAAAAAGGACACGGCTGCTGCCATGTCCATCCCTGTTCCTACTGCGACTTGATACCATATTAGCACATTTGAAACGAACAAAACGGACAAACTTCAATTTTTGATTAAAACAGTTGGCTGTGCAAGACCTAATGAACTAGCAACGTCTTTCTGGGTTATCTGCCATTCTGCCCTTGATTTTATTTGTGTTAATCAATTTGATTCCTCCTTTCGTCTGAATCAACAGTAGCACTATGCAACTAATATGCCAATAGCCCTGTGCAACTTTTTTTTAATATTTTTTGTTTTAACCATTGCATTGTGCAATAGTATATTATATAATGTCTTTTAGAAAGAGGTGAGATTCATCATCACGAACACAGAAATAGGAAATAGGATAAAATATGCTCGCAATTTAAAAGATGTCACTTTGGATGATGTTGCAAAGAAAGTGGGAGTTGCAAAATCCACAATACAGCGTTATGAAAACGGAAAAATTACTACTATAAAGCTTCCCGTTGTTGAAGCAATAGCAATAGCATTGAATGTGAACCCGGCATGGGTTGTCGGAAAGTCTGATAACATGGAACTTCCATCACAAATAGTTCCCAAAATCATGCAGTACTATGACCTTCTCAATGAAATAGGTAAACACAAAGCTACAGAAAGGGTAAAGGAGCTGACAGAAGTTCCAAGGTATGCGAAAGAAGATACCTATTATACTAATGTTGCCTATACTACTCAAAACAATGCCCCAGTTCGCCTGATCAACTACTATTACCGTCTCGCATCCGCAGGCACCGGCCAGATCGTATTTGATATGCCGCCACAAAGCGGATTGAGATACCCAACATCCCGGAATACAGGACAGCCGATTATGCCATAGGAGTAAACGGAAACAGCATGGAACCGGCTTTCCATGACGGGGATATGCTGTTAATTGAAATGACGGAAGAAATTACGCGCGGAGAGATCGGTATCTTCCTTGTCGAAAATGAAAGCTATGTGAAGCAGTTGGGAGATAATGAACTAATTTCCCTCAATCCGGACTACAAGAATATTCCTCTGACAGAAAACTCGAGATGCATGGGACGGGTTATCGGAAAATTATAAAAATGAATTGCGTATAATATTGAAAGAGCAGTAGAACTTTTCGCTAAATTATAGCTAATTTATAAAAGGAGTGAATTTTTATGGAATATGTCATTCATTTTACATGGGACAATGAGGCAAATGTATGGACTGCAACCAGTGACGATATTCCGGGACTGGTACTGGAATCCGGCTCACTTGATGCCTTAATGGAACGCACGCGGTATGCCGTTCCCGAACTGCTTGCATTAAATGCCAAAAGCCAGCCTTTTTCACTGACCTTTCTGTCCGAACGGCATGAAAGGATGGTTATGTAATGGCTGAATTTGAAAAGAAGGTACGGGAAATACTCTCCCAAAACGGCTGCACATTCAAGCGGCGCGGAAAGGGAGATCATGACATATGGTACAGTCCTATCACATGCCGCCATGTGACGGTTGATACCAGGATAAAATCAAGGCATACTGCCAATGCCATTATGAAGCAAAGCGGAATTGATTATAAATTTTAATGTTATGGTCAAACCGCTGTGATGCTTCCCATAAAATCAAAATGAAAACTTTCCGGGGATATTGCAAACCATTCCTGCATATGCTATAATGCCGTTAGGCAAAAGGATTGAAGTGCTCATGAAGCACGGCAAAGGACGAACCCCCGGAAGTATTGCGAGTACTTTCGGGGGTTCTCCTTCTTTTTCGGAGAAGTCAACCGTTTGGGTCAGGTTACCGACTATTCATCCCCGTCTAACCACTTGCACAGGTAGTAGGCAACTACACCGGCCAACACAGAGATGATAAAGGATTGAAATAAACTCACGAAGCACACCCCCTTCCTGTACCAGTATAGGGGCGGTAACAGTAAGATTATATCATGCCTGTTGCGACGTCGCAACACAGCTGCACAATATAATAAAGCCGTCCCGGTGCTGCCAACACCAGAACGGCCACAGGATGAACCGGGAAGTCCCGATACATACCATCAAATTACAAATGTATTGTATCATCTTCCCGAGCGAAATACAAGTCTCGGGCATTTTTATGCTCAATTTTAAGGAGGATTATAGATATGAAAATTGAAAAGCTGCCATCCGGCTCCTACCGGATACGAAAGATGTACAAGGGAAAAATGTACACGGTAATCAAAGATTACAAGCCTACACAGAAAGAAGCCATGGAACTTATGACGGCCAGATTGCAAAAGGCGGATTCCAACTCTTCCTGCCTGACATTCCAAAAAGCGGCAG